CTTAAAAAGGATCGCTGACAGGCAAGTAGCCTGACCCACTACCCCCATAAGGGGTACTATGCGAACGCCCCGTACAGGGCATTACAGAGCCTCTGAGGGGGTATTATGACCGACAAGCAAGATCAATTTATAGAAACTTACGTCCTAACAGGTAATGCTACTAGGTCTGCTGTCGCTGCGGGTTACTCAGAGAGAACGGCAAAGATTAAGGGCGCACAACTAAAGGCACAATTTAGAAATGAAATTCTTGAAGCAACTCAAAAGGTACTGGCAGACAAGATTCCAGAAGGACTTAACTGGCTCACTGAACTTGCCCAAAGCGCAGAGAGTGAATCTGTTCGGTTGGGAGCAGTCAAGGATTTGCTTGACAGGGCTGGTCTTAAACCTGTCGAGAGGATTGAAACTACCACTGTGGAACAAATGTCAGATGAGGAAATCAAGAGAGAACTAGATGCCCTCACAAGACACTAGACACCTTGAACTTCTAAGAGAACAAAGAAAGAGAGAACGGTTCAATAGGATAGATCAGTACGATCCTTACCCTTACCAGAAGAAGTTTCACGATACAGGCAAAGAAAACTCTCAACGCCTGTTAATGGCTGCCAACAGAATAGGAAAATCTTATTCTGGAGCATCAGAGATTTCCTATCATCTTACCGGATTATATCCAAAATGGTGGGATGGAAAAAGATACGAACGACCTATTACTGCATGGGCAGGTGGTGTATCGAATGAAACAACTAGAGATATTGTACAAGCAGAATTATTGGGTTCCCCCGATGACCCCGATGCATTCGGCTCCGGTTCGATCCCAAAAAAGAATATAATAAAGACGGAGCGTAAGCCCGGTGTACCTAATGCGAAGTCCGTGGCTCTCGTCCGTCACGTTTCAGGCGGGAACTCTTCTTTATTTTTTAAGTCCTTTGAGATGGGTGTAGAGAAATGGCAAGGTCGCTCAGTCGATTGTATCTGGCTAGATGAGGAGCCAAGCAGGGATATATACAGCCAGGCCGTCACTCGCACCTTAGATCGCGGAGGCATGGTCTATATGACCTTTACCCCGGAAGCGGGAATGACTGAGACTGTTGCGTCCTTTATAAACCGTATCCAGCCTGGACAATCCCTAACTAACGCGACATGGGATGATGCCTCAGAGAAGATAATGTCCATACACGGTGAGAAAGGGCATCTTTCAGAGTCTGTTATGGCACAGATTCTCTCTGCATATTCCCCTCACGAAAGGGAAATGAGGAGATATGGTAGACCAAGTATCGGTTCTGGTCTTATATTCCCAGTCCCTGAAGAAGAAATAATGATTGACCCTATACCGATAGAGAAACATTGGCCCAGAATAGCGGCTGTTGACTTCGGTTGGGATCATCCTACTGCTGTAGTATGGTGTGCAGTAGATAATGAAACAGAAACATTCTACGTTTATGATTGTTATAGAGCATCCAAGGCAAGCCCGGCTGTTCACGCCGAAGTTATTAAGCAAAGGCCGCGCTTTATCCCCATTGCCTACCCGCATGACGGAAATCGCAGGGATAGCATGGGGAATCCGGGTTTGGCTGACCAGTATAGACAACTAGGTTGTAACTTCCTTCTGGAACACTTTACCAACCCTCCCCCATTAGGGGAGAATAAAGGGTCAAACTCTATAGAGGAAGGTATAATGGCTATGATTCAAAGCATGGAAGGCAAGAGGTTTAAAGTATTCTCTTTCTTGCAGGACTGGTTTGAAGAATTCAGAATGTATCATCGAAAAGATAACAAGGTGGTTCCTATTCGGGATGATCTTATGAGTGCTACACGATACGCTTTTCAATCACAACGTTTCGCTATTGCTGGCGACGACCCTGAATGGACTAACGAAATAACATATAGGAATTACGGAATTGTCTGATAAAGAACGAAAACTAATATCAAGAATTCAAGAAGAAGTTGCAGATTCTCTTGGATATGATGGCGAAATATCAAAGCAGCGCGAAAAGGCTATTGATTATTATTATGCTTTACCGTTCGGCAATGAAGTAGAAGGTCGCAGCCAATACGTTGATTCTACGGTTCAAGATACTATTGAATGGATTAAGCCTTCTCTTATGAGAGTGTTCGCTTCTGGTGATGAGATGGTAAAGTTTTCCCCTCATGGCCCGGAAGACGTTGCTGCGGCAGCGCAGGCTACTGACTATGTTAACTACGTCTTTACTAAAGATAATCCCGGCTGGGAAATCCTCTATTCCTGGTTCCATGACGCTCTCCTACAGAAGAATGGTATCGTAAAAGTATGGTGGGATGAGTACGAAGAGGAACAAAGAGAGGAATATCATAACCTTACGGACATGGAGTACGAACTCCTTATATCCAATAAAGGTGTTGAAGTTGTTGAAGAGGAAGAGGTTTATGAAGACACAACATATCATAACGTTGTTATTAAACGATCTAATGCCAATGGAAGGATAAGGATAGAGAATGTACCGCCTGATGAATTCTTAATTTCAAGAGAGTCCAAGAAAATACAAGAGGCTAGGTTCGTATGTCATCGGGTTAAAAAGAATCTTTCAGAATTGAAACTCATGTACCCTGATGAGGATTTTGGGCCAGAAGATTTGGGTGGTGGATACAATGAGGAGATGTTTAACTCAGAACGTACTGCCCGATTTAGTTTTGATAACTCTTCAGATATTGGATACAATATGGGGTCCGAACATGAGGAAGCCCTAAGAGAATATTGGCTACACGAATCATTCCTAAGAACAGACTACGATGATGACGGCATTGCTGAATTAAGAAAGGTTTGCAGCATTGGTAATTATGTATTTTCTAATGAGGAAGTTGACAAGGTTCCCTTTGTCTCTATAACCCCACTAAAGATTCCGCATAAGTTCTTTGGCTTGTCAGTTGCTGACCTTGTAATGGACCTGCAACTCATCAAGAGTACGTTGATGCGAAATCTCATGGACAACGCCTATAACCAGAACTTTGGTAGGTACGCAGTTCTTGAAGGTCAGGCGAACTTAGATGATTTGCTAACGCAAAGACCGGGCGGTGTAGTTAGAGTTAAATCCCCCAACGCTATTATGCCGTTGGCTACTCCACCGTTAGAGCCATATTCATTTCAGATGCTTGGTTATCTTGATGAGGTAAGAGAATCAAGAACGGGGGTGAATAAGAACACACAAGGAATAAATGCGGATGCTTTGACATCCCATACAACCGCTACTGCTGTTAACGCTGTTATGACAAACGCTCAGTCAAGAGTTGAATTGATCGCTAGACAGTTTGCAGAGACAGGCGTTAAAGAGTTAATGCGTTGTATTTATGAACTTCTATTAAAGAACCAAGACAAAGAACGAGTTGTAATGCTAAGGAACGAATGGGTTCCTGTACGTCCCGATATGTGGAATGACAAGATGGATTGCACTGTGTCTGTTGCTTTGGGCAATGGTTCAAAGGACCAACAGATGATGCATCTGTCTCGCATGCTTTCATTCGCGGGAGAGGCTATGAAAGGTGGTCTTTCAATAGTCACCGAACAGAATATGTATAACCTTGGAGCCGCTTTAGTAAAAGCAATGGGTTATCAAAACGTTAATGACTATTTAACTCAACCTACACCTCCACAACCTCAACAGCCTGACCCAGAAGAGCAACTTGCTCAAATGGAAGTTCAGTTAAAGCAGAAAGAACTTGAGATAAAGGCTGCTGATGTACAGGTAAAGATGCAGAAGATTCAACAAGAGGCGAAGAAAGATGCGGTTGACGCACAACTTAAAGTCGCTGAACTGGAACTTGAACGCGAACAGAAACGTGCTGTAGCAATAGGAGCAACATGAGCGATGACTTACGGGAGAGAAGGGCAAGAAACCTCCTCCAAGACGAATTATTCGTAGAAGCGCTAGATACTTTAGAGAAAGATTTAACAGACACTTGGACTCATACAGGTGTTGATGATATTGAAGCCAGAGAACAATGCTGGCTTTCCCTCAGACTCTTGGAGCGGATACGCCTTCATCTAACCAGTATTGTTGAAACTGGAGAGATGGCGAAGAAGATTCAAGAATATCACATATAAGGAGAATTTAAAATGGCGGATACGCAACAAGCCCCGCATTCGGCTACCCAGCCGACCCCCGCGCTTGAGGGTAGTATGTTAGAAGCGCAAGAGGCAATACTTGGTTTACTGGAACCTGAAAAGGAAACTCCAGAAACAGAGGAAGCCGCACCTGAAGAAGTTGAGGAGTCTACTGAGGAAACTCAAGACGAATCATCTGAAGAGGTTTCTGAGGAGGAAGAAGAAGATGAGTCAGAAGACAAATCTGAAGAAGAATCCGAAGAAGAGCCAGACGAAGACGAGGAAGAAGAGGAACCTGATATCTATACCGTCAGAGTTGACGGAGAAGATGTTGAGGTAAGCCTTGACGAACTCGTTAAAGGGTATTCCCGACAGTCTGACTATACAAGGAAAACTCAGGAAATTGCAGAACAACGCAAGCAGGCTGAAGCCGTAATGCAACAGGCCCAGCATGAAGTATATCAGACTCAGCAATTCCGACAGCAGTACATTGATGCCGCATCAGCCGCTGTACAGCAGCAATACGGCAGGTTGCAAGAATTAGATCACAATACAGATTGGGATCGACTCAAATTAGAAGATAGGGAAGAGTATCTAACCCTAAAAGCGGAGAAATCTGACCTTGAATCTTCTATGGCACAGGAGCAACGCCGTATTGAGCAAGCGCAAGAACAAGCGCAACATGAGCAACGGCAGGCTTTAGAGCAAGTAGCAATCCAAGAGCGAGAGAAGTTGGAAGCCATTATACCTGAATGGAGAAATCCTGAATTCAGGCAAAAGGTAGGCCAAGACTTAACTGAGTTTGGGTTGTCACAAGGCTTTACCGAACTAGAGTTAAAACAACTTGTTGACCATCGTTCTTTACTTATCTTAATGCAGGCTAAAGCATTTCAAGAAATGCAGAAAGCCCAACAGTCTACCAAGGCAAAGAAAACTAAAAGAAAGCCTAAAATGGTTTCTTCTGGTACAGGCAAAAAGAAAGGTGAAGATAAAAAATCAAAACGTACTGCACAGATGAAGCGTCTCCAACAGACAGGCCACGTCGATGACGCAGCCAGTTTGTTAGAAGATATGTTTAATTCCTAATAGGAGAAAAATAAAATGGCAATTGCTGCAAATACGTCACTGACTTATAGTTCAGTGGCGATACGCGAAGACTTGTCTGATGTGATTTATAATATCGCTCCAATGGATACACCTTTCCTGTCTGGTTGCGCCAAAATGAGTGCTGATAACACAAAATTTGAGTGGCAAGTAGATTCGATAACAGCAGGTGCTGCTAATCGTCAAATAGAAGGCGATGACTCACCTGATGCTACGGCAAGGAGTCTCCCAACGCGACTCGATAATTACACCCAGATAAGTAGATACATTGCTCAAACCTCAGGAACCGACGATGCAGTCGATTATGCAGGTCACGGCAAACATCAAGCCTATCAGTTGGCTAAACTCGGCAAGCGTATGAAGAGAGACATGGAAGTCATGCTCACTCAGAATATCGTAAAAGCCGCCGGTGATTCTACAACTGGCAGACAAACTGCGGGTGTCCCCGCATGGATCAATACTGCCCATGTGGCAGGTGGTTCCGGTGGGTCGGCTGCTGCTGGTAGTCTAGGTACAACGGCTTTGACCAACAATACATCGACCGCTGCCTGTAGTGAAGCCAACATCAAAGCAACCATTAAGGAATGCTATGATGCGGGTGGTGAGCCAGACATAATGCTAGTCCCGTCTGCCGTAAAGCAGACGATCTCAGGACTGGCTTCAGCAGGTTCTGGTTCGACAGCGTTTGGTATTCCGCCTCGGAACCAAGTCTCTGGTAAGGGCGGCGCTACAGCCATTGCGGCTGTGGACATCTATGTTTCCGATTTTGGGTCTTTCAAGATTGTCCCAGATAGGAACTTGTCCAAAGATGGGCCGGGTTCGGTTGCTGCTAACGTTTTCTTTTTAGACATGGACTACTGGGGGGTTGCATGGCTCAGGCCATTCCAGACCCAGACCCTGGCGAAGACAGGTGATTCCACAAAGCAGATGCTGCTTGGTGAGTATGGTCTTGTCTCTAAAAACGAAAAAGCAAGCGGTATTCTTGCGTCAGTAAGTTAATAAGGAAGGGGGCGGGGAAACTCGCCCCCAACTTATGCAAGTTGCGATTGTAGGGTTAGCCCCCTCTACTCACGATCAAGCCCCATTTGAAGACCCTGATTGGGAGACATGGGGGTTGCCTTGGGACGAGGATATGTGGCCCTATCTGGACAGGTTGTTTGAAATACACCCTTTAGAGTTGTTGAGGCATCACGACGCGAGAAGACCTCCAGGGTATGAAGACAGACTAAAGAGCCTGGATAGTCTGTTGTATATGCAAAAAGCATACTCGGAAATCCCCAACGCACTGGAGTACCCAGTTAAGCGTGTAAGCGATTATCTCGGCGTGGACTATTTTAATTCGTCCATCTCGTACATCATGGCTCTAGCGATGGCTGAAGGTGCGGAAAAGATCGGTATTTGGGGGGTGGATATGGTTGATCTGGAAACAGATATTCCATCTTATCTTTCTGAGTTTGCGTATCAGCGCCCTAACATGGAGTATCTTATCGGGTTTGCCCGAGGAAAGGGCATAGATGTCTACATACCACCGGAATCTCCCCTTGTAAGGTTTCATGGCGAAGGGATTCCACTTGGAACAATATACCCATCGTATCCTAATCGGTACGGGTATCTGGAGAGAGAAATGCACGACAAGGAAATTGAATCCATCGCAAACAAGATGATAAAGGGCAAGAAAGCGCCTTTGAAAAAAGAGAAGTCAAAAGACCCTACAAATGCTGCGGGGTGGTTAAGGAA